AGACCTTCGGTCATAGCACTACCTACAGCTGATTCCAATTCTAAAGTCTTGCCGTCTATTCTAACATAACACTTTCTCGAACGATAATAATATCCATTTGCTACCGTTCTGTGTTTCTCACCTTCCTCTGTCATACGAACTTGGAAGTTATCAGATTCTCCGTCTGATAAGAACATAGCTGTCATGTTTTCAATATTGTGTTGAAGCTTATACTTTTTGATCATGTCATTAGCAACGACGATACATGTATTCAGCGGAGTGCTATGAAGTTGATTCCACGAATTAATATACCATTGTGAAATATTGCCGTCCCATGCTTGAGATAATGTCCACAACATCTCTTGTGCTTTATTATATTCTGCACGAGTCATACGTGAAGACATTAGATTTAGCAAGTTGAATTTTTCTGGAACGATTTCGTTATCTGAGAATTCTTCCCATTTTTGATTGCGATCATCTGCATCGTCACGTACACGAGTTGTAAATGCATACACTTCATATGGTATTTGAACCATACGACAGAATAGAGTTAAGTTCAGCAACTGACGAATAGTTGGTCCTAAATTTTCTTGCATAGAGCCACTAAAGTCGATGAACATCATCATACCATGATTCTTATAATTTGCAAGCTTTGTAGATTTTAAGAATATGTCTTCTGAATACTTGTATGCATGCAACTTATTTGTATTGATAACACCGGTTTTTTCTAGTTTAGACCTAGAATACTGGAATGCAGCTTTACGAAGTTCGAATTCTTTAGCCATATATGCTGCAGCCATTTCAGTCTCGTTTTTAAATTTGCGATACTTATCTTTTAGTAGATCTTTCTGCTCAGCAATGCGCGAGATCAAATGATCTTGATCTGGATTTTCAAAGCGAAGGTGCTTTTCCCATTCTGCATAATAATCTTTGTAGTCGATCACTATGTTTGGTTGACGAACCTTATTGATAGTGAAAACATTTTCTTGCATGTCTGCAACTACCAATTCTTTTTCACGATCTCTAAAAGCTTTGTCTGTCAAAGATTCTGCGGAAGCTGGTTGTTCATCTTGAGTGGACTTTTCAGATGGTCCTTTAGTAATATCGTCTTCAGATAATTCTTCTTTTTCTCCGTCGCGACCTTTACCAGTTTGACCTTTCATGTCTTCTTCAGTTTCTTCGGGTTCTTCAGGTTCTCCATCAGCAGCACTTTGATCTGGTTTTTCATAGTCATTTTCGCTAGTGCTACCATCGTCCTCTTGAAGATCATCAAGAGATTGTGTGACCATAGTTTGTTTTGATTCTCTTGGAGCAGTCTCTTCTAAAGCTTTTTGGTATGCATAGATGTCTTTAGCAAGCTTGACGACTTCTTCGAATGTTTCAGTCTTAAAAGATGCATTATAAAATCCACGCTCGATAGCATCGAACTGAACTTCTATATTTGGACCAAGTTTAGATTTAAGGTTGATTTTATCGATGACACGAATACTGTCAACGTCAATTCCTTGAGATTCTAATCCAAAGAAATCCTCTGCAGATAATTGTTTATATGCCTTTTGGAATTGCGAACGAAGACCAGGATACTTGTCTTGAACTTTGCGTTCAATACGTACGTCTTCTAACACATTGAGATATGCTTTAGGTGCACCATCAACATCGTCGACGGCATCGTGCCAACCAACTGATGGTGTGTAAAGCGCGTGGCCAACTTCGTGACCTGTAAGTAGATCATAGACAGCTTTACCTTTATTTTTCCAAACTGGTAAAGCTAAGACACGATTTTTAGGATCGAACCATGCGGTCTTATAAGACCCGTGAATAACGTTGATGTTTTCTTTAGCTAAGAGTTTAGCTAGCGTAGACTGCTGATTGAAATTTATTGCTATATTTTCGACTGGCATTGGACACCTTTTACATGTTATTTATTACTGAATATGGATATATTATACCATAATAATATCCTGCAGTACATAGGCCCCGTAAGTCATTGATTTTAATAGCCTTTTTTTCGCTTAGCATGTTTTAATGCCAAAGCTCGTTTAAGAGGAGAAGCTTTTTCTAAGAAGTTTGTGCCTTCCATGTGATCATATTCGTGTTGAATAATGCGTGCTGTGATACCACCAAACTCTGCAGTGATGCGTTCACCTTCTTGATTAGTATATTCAATCTTTACTGTCTTAGGTCGTTTTAAATTAATGAAAACTCCTGGTTGAGATAGACACCCTTCGTCGAATAAAGTTTCTTCTTTAGAATATTCAACAATCTTTGGATCAAAGAAGGTTTCAGAGAAATCATTAAATGTAATACAGAAAATCCTGTTATCAATTCCAACTTGATTTGCTGAAAGACCTATGCCTTTAAAAAACTTACATGCATTAACTAGTTGTTCAGCAAACTTAGGTTTATCTTCTACCTCACTATATTCTAATCGCTTAGTCAAAAGCGGATCGTCGTACGGTATAAGTTTATAATTTAATTCCATCATTTAATCCTTGAAAAGTTTCTTTCTTTAACAAATTCAATCTTGTTTCTGAACTTAGAATCAAGCACATCTCCTTTATGTGAGATGACAAACACATTAGTATCTTGTACAGACCCGAGGATCTTCATAAGGTTGTCGATGCCGTCTGTATCCAACGATGAGTCGAATGTTTCATCTAAGATCAATAGGTTTGTATTAGCAGAGTTCTTCATCTTTGCGATCTGACGCCAGGTAAACAGAAGGCTTAAGTCAATACGTTGTTTCTCACCTTCAGAGAAGCTTGCATATGTAAACTCGTCGCGATATCTAGATTTGATTGTCTCATTAAAGGATTCATCTAAGTTAAACAATACGAAGAAGTCCAAGATCTGTAGGTATTGATTGACAAGTTTATTGATAACTGGCAAATATTGCTTAACGATCTTAGTCTTGATACCCGTATCTTTAAGCATTTCACTTGCTATCATATTATAGTTTTGACCATCTATATGAGATAGTTTTAATTCTGCTAAAGATTCTTTTTCAATTTGTAGGGCTTTTAGATCTGCCATTGCAGCTCCAACATCTCCTTCAGTTCCTTCTATCTTTAGGACTTCGGATTCTAACTTATCTATTTGATTTTGTAATGCTGTGATAGATGCATTGTTTGCTACTATATCCATCTGTGCATGTTGGAAAGACTCTACTTCTTCTAATAGAATCATCTCTTCGCTTTCAATAAGCATGAGCTCTTCTTCTAACTCTTCAATATGCTTATTAACTTCCCCGATCTTGCTATCACACTTATGCACGTGCTCTTGCCGTGTGTCGGCAGATATTTCTTGAGAACAGGTTGGGCACGCAGTTGATTCCACAAAGAAAGCTCTGTTTTCTTGTAGACTCTTAATGGTAGAATTAAACTTATCACCAAATGATAAGAGTTTATTTTTCTTGGTCTCAATCGATTTAAGGGATCTTTGCTTTGAAACCAATTCTGCCAACCTCTCGGATAGTTCAGCATTTTTGGATTGTAAACCCTTGATCGCTGTTTGATTGTCCGTGATGGCTTTCTGCTTATCTCGAACCTGATCCTTTGCAAGTGATTCGACATCAACAATGTATTTATTTTGAAGTCTGACTTTTTCTGATATGATCTCGAGTTGATTGTTGACATCATTTATTTGTTCCTTAGTTCGTGCTATTTTTTCTTTTAGAATTTGGTTCATTCTAGAAAAAACTTGTATATCAAGTAACTCTTCTATGATAGTTCTTCGTTGACCTGGAGGTAATTGCATGAACGGAGTAAACGATGCAGATCCAATCACGACTACCTGATGGAACGACTTGTGATTTAATTTTAATACATTTTGTTCTAAGAATGCTTGATAGTCTCTAGAGTTTGCTTCTTGGTTGATAAGATTACCATTCTGATAAATCTCAAAGGTATTTGGTTTAATGCCTCGTACGATCTTAAATTCTGCAGCACCAACCGAGAACTCGACTTCTACGACCGCATTCTTATTATTGATTGAATTTAATAATTGTGGCTTAAGGATATTTCTAAATGGTTTACCGAACAAACCAAACGATAGAGCATCTAACAACGTAGATTTACCTGCACCATTTTGACCTATGATCAATGTGCTATCATTGCGATTTAATTCAATCTCTGTAAATTTGTCACCAGTACTTAAGAAGTTTTTCCAGCGTACTGTCTTAAAAATGATTGCTGCCATTTATACCGTTTCTGTAGTTTGCGCTTCAACATATAACCCGCGCAGTAGATTTTTTAATTTATCTTTATTAGCTTCTGTCTCTACAGCATCGACATATGAATCTAATAAGACTTGTGTGTCATCCAACTTAATCTCTTCGTCTTCTACATTTGCACCTAAGTATTCTGTAAAAGATTCAGCGATCTTAAGTTCATGTATTGGTCGTTGTGTGATACGATCAATGAGTCTATCAAAGCCAAAAAAATCTTGCTTTCTTTCTACGACTACCTTAACAAATTGATGATCCATATGGGATACATCTATAGCATTATAATCTGTTTTTTCGTCGTTGTACACCAGTTTTGTATGAAGTGTATAAGGATTACGAACTGATGTCATTTCTCTCGTGTTAGTATCAAGCACATGAAAATATTTAGGATCATCACAATCACCCCAAGTAAACTCCATTTGGGAACCAAGATAATGAATATTATCCCTACTAGACTTAGTATGAAAGTGGCCAGACAGCACCATTTCAAAGCGACTAAACTCTTTCGTGTCCATTCCATGGGGATTTGGAATACCTTTATACATTTCAAAACCAGAGAATTCAAAATGACCTCCTACAATATCTGCTGAACATGTCTTGATGAATTCCATAGTATCAGCATAATTTTCAACGTTGATCCAAGGGACCAATGCTATTTTTAAACCATCATATTCAACTACTACATTATCCATATAGATCTTAACACAATCCATATAATGACCCATAAGTTCTTTAAGAGAACATAGCTCATTGGTATTTTTATAAAATACGTCGTGATTACCAGGAATAATATCCATAGTAATATTGTATTCTCGTAGTTTATCTAAAAATACACGACGATTGTGTTCGAGCGCTTTAAAGTTTACGTATTTTCGATGCTCGTAATAATCTCCAAGATGTATGATCTTGTCAATCTTATTTTCTAGTAAGTATGGGAAAAACACATCTGTGTAGAATTTTTCTTGGTAGTCCATGAAAATATCAGATGAGTTACGTGCACCACAATGGGTGTCGTTTAATATAGCGATCTTCAATTAAGCAGCCTCAGTATTTTCAGCAATGAAAGATTCTAATTCATCAACCATTGAATCAGTCATGAATAGTTCTAAAGATTTGTTTTTCTTTTCTTTCTTTGCAAACTCTTTGATCTGTGAGTCTTTTTCTTTGATTCGGCCAATACGTTCTCTTAAAGAGTCAATGAATGCTTGTTCACCGTGCGTGTCATCTCCTTCAACACTAGCAATAAACTCTTCTATACCTGATTGCTCGATAAACTTAAATTTGATGTCTTGCTGTTTTTTCTCTTTTTCAATACGTCTTAAGAATGCAAAAAAGCAAATTTGAGTAAAGTATGAGAATGCGTTTTGTGTACCAGTTCGTGTCTCAGCGTTGGGGTTGTAATTGGTGATTGCGCGTAAGCAATTCTCCACAGCATCCATGACCATCTCTTCTCGATAAGTGTATCGAATAAAATTTACTTTATGCGATAAACCTTCTGCGATCTTTAGAAAGCATTCAGCTATGTAGTTTGGTACTATCGGGATTGTTGTTCCATCGGTTTTTGCTTGGTTAACTGCTGCTGCATAGTCAACTAAGGCTTTACCGAATTTTTTGTTGTCCACGTAATGCGGACGAGCCTTTGCTTCAGACATTTATTCATTCACTCCAATAAATTTGGGACACATGCTACATTATACCATATTAATAACGAAATGTACAACTATTTTTAAATTATTTTCGGGGGGCCTATGTACAACGGATTATTTACAGTATATAATATATCTACCCCCAGGGGCCAGCAGTATAAGGATTAGTGATAGGTTGGTGGCGTACCGTCATCCTCTTCTAAGATCTGGAAAGATGGTTTAGCTTGAGCTACTTCAGGCACCTTTGCTTCTGATGAGTCTGTTATAGGTGTAATCAAATCTTGCTCTACATTCACCATCATCTTAGTGTAATACATTGCAACAGCATCGTTGACAAGAGCCATAGCAAGTATATTAGACTTTGCAATGATATGTTCGTCTTCATCACAGAACCCCATCCAACGAGTAAACATGTTAGCTTCTCTAGCTATAGTTCCAAGTTCTATTCGTTCTCTATAAACTTTTAATGGCCCTCTAACTAACACTTCTTCGCGATCTTCTCCAACCACTTCGGTTAGGATCTCTTCGCCATTTGTTAATTTTAGTTGCCTTATATCTCTGCTGATCATGTTAGTTTGACCTCGTGGATCTTATAATTGAACTGTTCTTTACTATATATTTGAATCCTGATTCCAGCATGAATAAGTGTAAAGTTCTTCTTTGTCTTCCAATGTAAGTCGTCTGATATATCATATAAAGTCGTATCTCTGCCATCATCGGCTTTTCTTAAACCACGGCCGATAGACTGTAGTACTTTAATTTGTGATTTAGAAGGAGATGCGAAGATGATATTATGCAAATTCTTAATGTTGATACCCGTTGAGAACGTACCTAATGATGCTACGATGATAGCATTTTTCTCTTTCTCCGTAATAGCACGAACCGTTTCTCTATCTGCGACATCAGTTTCTCCAGAAACATAGAATACCTTACGATCTTCTTTAGCATTTTCCCTGATTAATTTGAATAGAGGCTTACCATGTTTGTCAACCCTATTGAACAATACAAGTGTATTACCTTGTTGATCTAAAGTTAGGTTCTTAATAAAATTATTCCGCTTTTGGTGTGCGATAATAAAATCGATTTCCTCTGCATAAGTTTTATCTTTAACGAATTTGCATTCTTCATCAGAATACTTCATCACCAAACATTTAATATCTAGCTTAGCAAGTTGATCTGCATCCATCAAAGCTTTAGTAGTAGTAACTTGATAAACTTGTCCGAATAAACCTTCTAACACTAACCTATGTGTCAAGGTACCATCTAAAGTTCCAGTTAAACCAAAACGATACGGGCAATCTATCAATTTCTCCATGATAGATGATAACGATTTTGCTTGGAACGTATGTGCTTCGTCGCCGATAACCATTTTAAAGGGTGCAAACCATTCTTTAGATAACTTATAGACTGATTGCCATGTAGTTATAACGATTGGTGCGAGAGTGTCTTTTTCTTTTCCG